TTAAGTAGTAGTGTTTGTTTCAAAATATTGGAATCTATGTGTAACCGTAAACACTTCAACCTGATTATTAGTATTGTAATTTAATCCAATATCACTAATAGACGTTGGGAACATACCTCTAAAAGTATATGTTTTAATTATACTTCCATTTCTATCTAGTTGATCTACAAATGCGTCAACTTGATAGTCTGTTGGGTTTGTTAAACCTTCGTTATCAGTTAAATTGTTTATACCGTTTAACCATCTTTCATATGCGTTTCTGATTAAGAAATTTGTGTCGTTTAAAATTGTTACTTCAAACGCTTCAAATGTTCTTTCACCAGCAACATAAAGAGTTCTTCCTCTAAAAGGTATATCAACAGTTCCTACTGTCATACCTGGTAGAGAAGCAGCCTCGCAAAGATACGCCATACTTTCAGTTTCACCACCTATTTGTGCAAAACCTGGGAAAGGCATTACCACTCTAAACTGATTGGCTCTTGCGCCGCCGCCGATTAGTTTGGATTTAAATGAATCTATATTTGCCATTGTTTATTCCTCCTATCCTACGACTTCTTCAAAAGACACGCCAGTTCGAGTAGCAACGAATTGTAAGTTAATAAAGTTGATAGACCTATTAGGTTTAACAAAAATATCTGCCTTAAATTCATTTCTATCTATAACGTCTCCAGTGTTGTTAGTTTCATCACATACCACAGCAAAATCTGTGATACCTCTTCGACCTTGTACATCTCTTAAAAAAGGTTCTACCAAGTTTCTAAATTGTGCTCTTGTAAACTCATCATTGAATTCAAAGAGTTGGAATTTAGAAGCAGTTGATATTGCTTTTTCTAGTACGATAAACAATCTTCTTACGTTGATTCTATCAAATGCACTAGGTTTAGATAAACCAGTTTTATCGCCGAATAATACAGTACCTTGTCCTGGGAACGTAGCAACTGGATTAATTCTTGCTCTGTATAGTATATCTCTTTCTGCTTTAGTAGGATTATAAGAAAGTTTAACTACACCTTTTATAATTCCTCTGTTAAAACCAGCAGGAGAGAACCAACTATCTGCGATAGTATCTGTTCTAGCAGCCAAACCAGCAACATCTCCGTTTAATGGTACAAATCTGAATACGTCATTATATCTGTCGTACATATATTTGTAACCACTATCAAATACAACATATGAAGATGATCTAACACCATCAAAAGTTGCTTTAACGTTAGTTGTTTGAGTTGTACTAGAAGCGATACCCACAACGTCTGTTCTCAAAGGAGATACAAACGCCACAGCGTCTTTTCTATTTTCTGCGATTGTAATTAGGTTATCAATGTGTACAGTACTTGCTGATGGTCCACCTATAATTAAGTTTACATCAACTGTTTCTGCGTCATTAAATTTATCGTATGCTGTTTTAATTTGTGCTACAGTAGCAGCAGAACCATCAGCACCGCCAGATAATGACTCATCTGATACAGTTGTAACACTAGTAAATGTAGTGCCACTTGCATTGTTTCCCCAATTTGTTCCAGATGAATTGTGATCCATCCAATATATGTAACTAGATTGGTTGAATATCACATCTGGATAATAATTTGTGTTTCCTTCTGGAGTTTTAGCGTCAGCCGCTTTAGAAACAGCACTATATCTTTCTAATACTGTGCCTGGTGTTCCTGATATTGCGCCATCTTCATCAATTACAACTACGTGTAATTCATCTCCTGAACCTGATCTATCAGATACATAAGTTGATGTTCCTGGAGCAGCGTCAAACTGATCGTAATATCTCCATCTTCTTCTTACAGAAGCACCTGCCATTACTGTGTTATTTAAACCACCAACTCCTGATGGATGTCTAACAAAAGTAATTGTATTGGAAGAGATATTAGTAATTCTGTATTCAGAACCATCTGATTCTCCAAAATTAACTATGTCTCCAATACTAAAGCCAGTTGCACTTGTAAGATCAAGTGATGTATCTCCAACATCATTATTTGTTGATGATACAGTTGTCTTGCTTGTTTCTTCGTATGCTGTTGCCGACGGACATACAGATACTTTTAGATTGTTGCCCCAAGCGCCTGCTGTTTTAGCAGCCCATTGACCAACACTTCCTTGGCCAGTTGAATAGTTTTGAGAGTAGTCAGTATTATTTTTTACTAAAACTCCTGAACCATTACTTGTAGCGTTTAATAAACCTGTTGTAGTTGCTCGTACCACTCTTAAAGCATTTGAATATTGCAAAAAGTTAGCGGCGCTGAAAAAGTATTCAAATGTATTGCTATCGGGTTTGCCAAAGGTTTCAACAAGTTCATTCTCAGATGAAATAGCGATTATTTCATCTACAGGACCTTGTGCAAATTGCCCAGCGATAGCACCAATTGATGTAGCGACAGCAGGAATGACATTTGTTAAGTCTTTTTCCTGTACGAGAACACCTGGTGATACTTGAAATGCCATATAAGTTCTCCTTAATTTCTACTAGTAGTTTTTACGTTTCCTTTTGATAATATTATCTTCAATTCTTCTTCTACTGATATTATTTATAATAATCTATATCTGTATTATAATCCTTTTTTGATAAAGATAGGACTCCACCTAGTTCCAGTAACGTCTGTAAACTCTTGTTCTTCAGGCGGCGTTCCGTCATCAACATACCCAAAAGGAGTCAAATCTTGCTCTAAATTGTGTTGTTGTTCATCATATAATTTCTGTCTTATATCTATGTTTATCAGTTCTTTGAAGTATCGTTGGTTTATCATCCAACTAAACATCACTAAACACATAACTAAATCATCATATGATCCTTCCTCTGCTTGAAAGGTATTACCTCTTTGAGCAAAGGTTGAAAGTTCGTTTATTATGTCAAAATCATTAATAATAAGTTTGCTACTTTCTATTATTGATTTTAAGTTAGAACAACCTATACGTTTTACTTGTTTAGTCATTCTAACACCAAACTGTGTTCTTTTGCCAGCAAATCCAGAACCCATAATTTGTCCTGCTCTGCCTTTCATCATTGTAGTTACGACATTTTCATATTCTAATTCGTAATGCAACGCTTCGGCAACTTGTTGTCCCATATCATTTGTCTCAACTAGTACGTATGCTTTATTATATATCTTAGCAACATCATATACTATATGAGGAAATAATATAGGTTTAATTTCATTGTTTTTATATTTTGCTACAATCTTATATGGAGTGGATGATACATCTATTACAACAAAAGATGAAAAGTCATTATCCACACCTCTAGCAACATCAACACAAACAACATATTGATGATTTTTTTCTGCCTTCTTGTATATATCTAATCCTTTATCTGAACGAATTGGAGTATCGTGTGTCATATTTCTAATTATAGTAGGATTGATTAGTGTATCTACTGAACCTAAAAATTCACATTCAAACTCAGAAGCAAATTGTCTTTCGGAAGTGTTTCTTATAGTTTCTTCTTTCCATTTTTCATCTCTACCTGGAACTTCACTCCAATGCACTTCTATAGGAACATAATCATTTCTTTTTTTTAATGCGTCTGACCATAACTTGTAGAATTGATTAAATCCATAAGGTGTTGATACAATCATAACCTTTGAAGTTTTACCAGATGAGATTGTAGGATAAACGGAACTAAAAAACGCTTCGGCAATGTTTGTAGGTACGAAAGCAAACTCGTCTAAGAATATTATATTAAAAGATGATCCTCGAATTGCACTTGAAGAAGTTGCTGCCGCTACAATTCTACTTCCATTTTCTAATTCTATTGAACCTTTGTTCCAATTAATTACTCCTTGTTGCATCCATTTAGGTAAATTTTCATATGCAAGTTGAAGTCTACCTAATATCTCTCTTGCCGTTGATGATTTGTTTGCCAATATAGCAACATTAACATTTTCATTAAAGATAACATAATGTAAAAGATAAGATACAATAGTTGTTGACTTACCAGACTGCCTAGGTAATTTACAAATAGTAAATCTACTTTTATGAAAAGTATCTACCATTTTCTTTTGAAATCCATACATTTTAAAAGGAACAAGTCCTTCATCAATGTTTACAATTTTGATATAATTTTCTATAAAGTACTTTGGATCATACATACATTTAGAGTACTCTTCAATGTTCTCTTTTGTAAACTCTACAGGTACGTTTGATTTTTTTAAATTAGGATTTCCTAAGTATATATCGTTGTTACTCATTGATTATTATACCTTCTATTGCGTCATATCCGTTCTCTAATGCATAGTTTATACGACTGCTACCTCTATGTGTAGAATATTGTTTTTCTACGTATAAAGCGCCGTTAGCGCCTTTACGAGGTAGATTTGTTATAATATGTTTAATGACTTCTATTGGATTATTCATACCATCTTTCATCCAACCATCTCTATCTTCTTCAGGTAGAGTGTTGGGATAAGGATTCTTTTTAGTGTATTTTAGATCACTTATCAGAAACGTCTGTTTCTTCGGGTGTGATAATTTTGCTTTCAGTATTTTCATTTTCTATTTTACTTTTCTTTAAAAGGTTTTGTAATTCTTTTGAAGAACCCACAAATAAAGCATTTGTTACATTATTAGGTCCTGACTTAGGAACTTTTTTTAGTTCCTTCATCTTTAATTGTAGATCAGTTAATTTTTCAATAACTTCACCAACATTTTTTATTAATCCTCCAGCAACTTCGTATGTTCTTGGATGTTCAGATTCTTTTGCTAGATTTAATATACCATCTATTGCGTCTTGTCCTCTTTCAATTAGATTATAGAAATTATCTCTACTATAATCATAATCAGCGTCTGCTTCTTTACTATTTTTAGGTGCGACTACTGGAGGTTTTACTTCTACTTTTTTTTCTGGAAGTTGTTCTTCAGCAATATTTAAAATTTCGTTTACTCTATCTTCTAATTTTCCCATATCTATTCATCACTATCAGTTGACGGATTATAATCTTTTGCATCCGTAAAAAATTGTCTAGTTATACTAAATCCAAAATCATCATCTGCGTCAGCATTTGTAGGATTAGGTGTTACAGTTATTCTTTGTTCTCGTTTAGCAGTTGCTTGGTTTGTATCTGTGTATTGATCTGCTTGAGTTGTTTTAATAATTTTTTGTTGACTTGTTGGACCAAACAAGTAAGTTTTTGCTGTAAATGCCATAGTGTATATAACAGCACGTCTTGTTGTAAAGTTTCCTGTGTAAGTATCGTCATAAGTTATATTATTTAAAATCAAAGGAACATCTCTAGTTATATTTTGTTGTGGTATTAATTTAACAGTTAAAGTATAGTCAGGTTGAAAAAAAGGTAATATCTGTTCTACAATTTGTAAACCATCTTCAGCAGTTGCTGTAAATGAATATAGATTAAAACTTATATTATAAGGTACAGGAGAATAGTTGTAATTAACAACACCATCTGATCCTGTTCTTACCGATCTAAACTTTTGTGTTTTATTTAATTTTCTACTTGCGTCATATGTAATAGTATTAATTTCAAATCCTAATCTAGGAAGAGTAATAGCAAAAGCATTAGCACTTTCACTATCTGTTAAATTAGGTTGTTGATCTAATCTAACTAAAAACTTTTCTTTAGGTCCATACGCCAATGGCACTCTAATAGATTGTGTAACTTCATCACTACTGTTTGTTCTATGTATAACAATATTGTTAAAAGTTGTTCCAAAAGCAACAACTAACTTTCTCAATATTTGATGATAGAAATGATTTCCAAACATTATTAATCAACCTCTCCAAATGGGTTTCTTTCTGTGAAGTCTAATATGTCATCAGCAATTTGATTTGTTGTTTGACCACTTGCAACCTCATATGTTGTATTGTCAGCATATGGAGATTGAGTTTCAATTGCATATGATTCATTAATTAAATAATTAGTTTCATCACCTTCTAATAATATTGATCCTACTTCGTTTTCTAAAGTAAATTGGAAGTTTAACATATCTAAAGAAGCAGCACTTGATTTATCATCAATTTCTGAATTTCCAGTAGATACTAATTCTGAATTGTATTCCCACTTAGTTACTTTTAATTTATAAACGGGTAAATTATTTAATTGAAAAAACGGTTCCTGATCTTCTACAAATAGTATTTCAAAAAAAGTTTTTTGTAAAGGAAAATATATTATGTCGCCTTCATTAGGTCTACCAGCAACAATTGTATTATTTTGATAACCGACAAATCTTTCCCAGGTTCTTTTAGCAACACAAAAAGATGTGTCGTCTCGCAATTCTATACCAAACTTATTAATTAATTCTTGTTCGCCAGCAAATCCTTCATTGGTTTCAAAATACATCTCTAAAGAATAACCATTAGTAAATTTTGAGATGTTATCTTCGCCTAAAACATCATCTCTATTGACCAACGTTCTTGGAAGATATATAATATCGTGTCCATAGAATCTAATAGATTCTATTATTATGTCTTCGTATAGATTTTTTTCAGAGGTAGTTCCACCTCTGTTTATATAGAAGTTGGTTGCCATTCATTATCCTATCATATAGTTAACTGGTGTTTCATAGACAGTAGTTAACTCTTTTTCTAGTTTTTCTATTTCTCTATTTGCCTCATCATAAATTTCTTTACCATTCATAGTAACTCCACCAAGCATTTGAACACCGTTAAATTTAGATAGGTTAGCGCCCCATTGACGCTTAATTAATTGCGTTGCATATCTTTTTAAAAATATGTCATTAAAAATATCTGTATAAACTGTTGGGTCTAATTTTCTATAACATTCAATTACTATATAATCACCTGTTTGTACGTCATTAGTCCAATCCATATCTATATAAAGTCTGTTCATATGTTGATTAAACCTATAAGGTTTTTCTCCAACCAATATATGATCTAAAAAATCTAAATGCGTTCTAACTGTTTGATAGTGAATTATTGATGTTGATGAAAAATCGTATAAGTCATTAAGTCTTAATTGGTATCTAACATCAAACATATTTAAGTTTGCTTTATCATCAAACGGAAATATGTTAATAACAGAAACAACCGCTTCAGGCATAACTATGTAACCTTTACCTTCTTTGGTATCAGATGTTACAGAATTGTCTGCTTTATCAGTTGTAGTTGTAGGTGAAGTATCCGCTCTCGCTCTCGCTAAATCAGCAGATGTAAATTGATATTTTAGATACATTCTCTCAACACCATCATAATGGTACTGAGCAAAATATTGTAATGCCTCGTCTATTCTGTCTTCAACTTGGTCATCATCCACGTTGATTTCAATAACAGGTTTGCCTAAATTTCTTAAACAATATTCTTTAAATGTTGATCTACTTGTAGGTGTTGCCATATATAACTAGTCCTTTTTCTATAGACTATTTATATAATAAAATTAACCTAAAGCAATGGCTTGAGCGATTGCGAACGGTTGTGTAGCAACTGTTTTACTATCTACTTGTAAAGAACCAGTTATATTAATTGCTGAACTTTCAATATATGCTTGTATATCACTAGCAAGTACATATTTTTCTGTACCGCCATCTGATATAGCAAACTTATCTGAATCTGCAATAGTTGTTCCTGATCCATCAGTCATATTGTCAATGTTTAATAAAATTTCAACATTGCCGTATTCTAATGCTGTTCCGCCTGAATTAACTTTAAGAACTTGACCAGCCGAACCTAATGATGATAAACCAGTTCCGCCAAATGCGTAATCAATAAACTCACCAGATTGAAATTCTGCTAATCCAGTTGCGTTATTACTACCGTCAAATACCGTTCTAATTGGTGTTTTTGCTGCCATATTTTTCTCCTAATATCTTCTATTTATACTTTTGTTAAAATGTAAACAATCTGATAGGTACTGGTGCTCCACCATTTGATAATGTGAAGGCTTTAAATACCGATCTATCAGAGGATGCTTGAAATGAAAATGTTGTTGCTGGATTACTTAATCCACCTGCTGTTGTGTAAAGTGGAATACTTTTTACTGGAGTACCAGTAGTAACATCCGCTTCAGCGATCTTGTTAGATCCTACTAACGAACCTGCTGGTAAAGTTGCACCAGAAGCAGAAATTTGAATTGCTCCTGTTCCATCTCCTGAAATAGTTGCACCATTCAAGTCAATTGTATTTCCAGATAGGTAAATATCTCTCCATCTTAATGAAGATGTACCTAAGTCATATGTAATATTTGTATCAGGTACAAGTGCTGTTGCAAATCTTCCTGTTACTGTAATTGTATCACTTGAAGCGTTTCCAAGTGTAATATTACCATTTAAAGTTGTCGCACCTGTAACTGTTAAGTCTCCACTTGCACTAACATTAGCCGCTCTAATACTTGCGTCTGTTAGTGTTAAGTCTCCTGTACTTGCACCAGTAAATGAACCAGTACCAAATGTTACTACATCTGCTGATTCATCATAACCGATAAACACGTTATCACTATCACCTCTTTCAAATACTAAACCAATATCTCCAGAAGGTGCTCCTGTTACTCCGTTACCTAATTCAAAAAGTTTATCTGAAACTGTTGTGTTTGTAGATGATACAGTTGTTGTTGTACCATTTACTGTTAAGTTTCCTGAAATTGTAGCGTTTCTTGTTACAGTTAAATCTTGTCCTATTGTTACATCATCTGGTAATCCAATCGTAACAGTATTATCTGAAATTGCTGTTGTGATTTCATTTGATACACCTGAAAATGTAAGTGAGTCTGTTAATAGAGAAACTGTATCTGTAGTAGATGAGTCATCTCTAATTGTTAAATTTGTAGCAACACTTACTGAACCAGCGGCAGTTAATCTACCTTGTTGGTCAACTGTAAATGTTGGAATTGCTGTAGCAGAACCATATGAACCAGGTGTTACCGCTGTGTCATCTAAATCTATTGAAATTGTATTGTTTGAAACAACTGTTGATATTCCTGTATCACCAGTAAACGTAATTGTTTCTCCAGTATTTACTGAATCGTTACTACCGCTATCAGCAGCGATAGATAAT